CGATGATCTACATCCACACGCATCTGGGCACAGAAATGGAGGGGCTGGATATACCCGGCGTGCTCGACCGCCTAGGAGTGCCAGAAGATTCCGTGCGCGTAGCGGATCAGTATCGCAACATCATGGGCTACGGCGATGGAGTGATGGCGGGCATCTATTCCGCTATGGATGTTCTCAGCAGTCCGACGATGGGCGAGGGCTTTGGAGTCCCGATCATCGAGGCGCAGGCGTGCGGTACGCCCGTCATCGTCGGTGACTGGACAGCGATGCCCGAGTTGATGGGCGCAGGATGGACTGTAAGGGCATCAGAGCGCGTTCTGACACCCATGCTGGACTACCAGCACCTTCCGACAGTCGAGGGCGTTCTAGAGGCTTATGGGGCGGCATACGAGGCACGCGGAGATCGGCACCTGGCGAGCGATGCCCGCGCATTCGCCATGAGGTACGACGTAGATGAGATCACGCAGAGCTATTGGAAGCCGGTTCTGGATGAGATGGAGCAGCGTCTGCACGAGAACGGCGAAGAACTGCCCCCGGTAGTCGTCGCATGACGGTTTCGGTCATTGTTCCGACCATACGAGGGCGAGAAGAGTTGTGCGATCAGACTGTCGCCTCCATTAGGGCAACAGTTGACTCAGACGAGCTGCAAGTCATCATCGTGAAAGAGCGCAATACCATCGGCGCGGCATGGAACGATGGAGCTCAGGCCGCAGACGGCGATTACCTAATGCTGGCAGCGGATGACGTGCTGATGCATCCAGGTTGGTATGAAGTCGCTGCAGCCGCAGCGGATAGGTCAGAGTATCCGGCCCCTTTGATCGAGAATCGTGACGGCTCAGTACTTGCGACCGGATCAATGGGCGGTGGCTGGCTTATGACCGACTGCGCCGACAGCGCGCCAGTGGTGAGCAGTCAGTTCCCGTTCATGCCGAGATCAGCATGGATCGAGATGGGGCCATGCCTTGATATCCACTACTTCGCAGACGATTACCTGGCTGCACGAGCACGCTCAATCGGGATGATGGTCGTCTATCGTGCGGGATACCGGATGACTCACATGGAGGGAGTCGCCGGCAGGGATGAGATGGTCAGGCGCTCCATGACAGACAGGCTTCAGTTCGAGCAGGCGATGAGCAATCCCGACTTCTGGATCGGAGCGATGGTATGAAGAGCCGAGTGATGATTACCGGGGCGCTCGGCTTCATGGGATCGCACCTGGCGGATCGCTACTCCAAGATCGGCTGGAAGGTTGTCGGCGTGGACAACCTCACAGCGAATGTGGTCAGCGTCACTCACCCCACGATCGAGCATATGATGATCGCGGACGCTCGGAGCCTGCTGCCCAAGCACGTCGCCTCATGCGATCTCGTCGTTCACGCCGCATCACCTGTGGGCGCAGCGGGGATTCTCCCAGCTCAGGGCACAGTGGCGGGCAATATCGTCGGCGGTACTCAGGCAGTCGTGGATGCGTGTGTCATTGCTGGTATTCCGCTCGTCAATATCTCCACTTCCGAGGTATACGGGATCACCGGGCAGGCAAGTGAGGGCGATCCGTGCACCGTGCAGCAGCACTTCTCTGCGAGAGGCGAATATCAGGCAGGAAAGATCGCCGCAGAGCAGATAGTCGGCGCATCTGTGGCGCGAGGTCTGCAGGCTGTGCAGATCCGACCGTGGAATATGGCCGGTCCGCGCGAGGCGCAGGGCAAGGGATTCGTAGTACCGCGCATGGTTGACCAGGCTCTGCATGAGAAGCCGATAACGGTGTTTGAGGGCGGCGAGCAGGAGCGGGCATTCACCGGAGTCTGGGATGTGTGCAGGTTCATCACCGACAACCTGCCGCACTACGATTCGTGGAAGGGGCAGGCGTACAACGTCGGCAACGAGTACAACCGCACAACCATCAATCAGCTTGCAGCGGTGGTCAGGGAAGTCACCGGCTCTTCATCCGAGATTGTGCATACATCTGGCAAGAGGGTATTCGGCCCGAGATACGAGGAAGCGAGCGCCGGCACGAAACTCCCTGATGCTGCGCTCGCACGGTCGCTAGGATGGAGTCCTGAGTTCACGCTGCGGAGCATTGTCACCTGGACAGCCGCAGAGATGATCGCCCCGGAGGAATCCCTAAGCGCATGAGCCGCGATGGAATGGCAGACAACATCTCACGAGTGCGTTCCCTTGCCTACGCAGGTACGGCTGAATACAGCCTTGGAACGGCCAACTTCTGGGACGATGATCAGATTGAGCAGGTTCTGGACAGGCATCGCCAGGATCTGATTCGCCATAAGCTCGTGCGAGAGCCTTCGTACATCGGAGGCGGAAGCGTTGAGTACACGCGACTTCGTTCTGCCTATGGATTCCTAGAGACTGTCGCAAGCGGAACAACGATCTTCCTCATCGAGGATTCCGTAGGCGACGACCGAGGCACCAGCACCTACACGCCCGACTACCAGCTCGGCATCTTTGACTTCGATGCAGACACCGGGGGGACGGCCCTCTACCTCACCGCGCGTTCATACGATATCTACGGCGCAGCCGCAGAGATTCTGGATTCGTGGGCGGCTTACGAGGCGCGCTGCTTTGACTTCTCAACTGACGGACAGAGCTTCAGCGTGTCGCAGAAGGTGAAGGGGCTTAGGGACCAGGCGCGCGAGATGCGGAAGCGCGCACGAGTGCAACGTCGCAATCTTAGGACAGGTTCTTGACTCTTACTGCAAGCGATCTTGCATGCATGAGGACGACGATCGCTGCGACCCTCCCCGGTACGGCGATCATCAGCCGATCAACTCAGTCATCCGATGGGATGGGCGGAGTCACCGATACCTGGGCGAACGTGGGCACAGTCTCTGCGCGAGTCTCGCCGAACGGCGCGGGCTTAGAGGATATCGTCGGCGGCGAGTTCACTGCTGCGACAGGGTGGATCATCACGGTCCCGCAGGGCACATCAGTCACTGAGCTGGACAGGATCATCTACGAGGGCAGCACCTACGAGATCATCAGGACGAGCTCCCCGAGGTCTTACGACACCTGCACGCGCCTCTTCTGCAACGAGGTCGGCTAGTGCCTGCCAGGTCAAAGGCTCAGTACCGTCTGATGCAGGGCGTGGCATCTGGCTCGATCAAGGTCAAGGGCCTATCGAAGAAGAAGGCTCGGGAATACGTGAATAAGACGAAGTCCTACTCCGCGCTGCCGGCAAAGCGCAAGAAGAAGCGCTAATGCCATTCGTGCACAACAAGATTCCTCGCATCATCGCGGGAGCTGATGATCTTGCGGAGAAGATCATCAAGAAGACCGCATTTGATACCGAGACCCTGGCGAAGATATATGCCCCAGTGGATACCGGCAATCTCATGAACAGCATCTCTGCTGATCGAGTGCGAGAGATGACATGGCGCGTCACGGCGAACGCGGACTACGCGATCTACGTTGAGATGGGCACTCGCCGTAAGTCGGCACAGCCGTTTCTGGAACCGGCGCTGCGCGACACTTGGCCCGGCGCAGTTAAGGCGTTTGCGAAGATAGCGGCATGAGCGCAGCATCAGGCAGCGCGATCTATTCGCGCCTCTCGTCGGATTCGACTCTGACTTCTCTGGGATGCACAGGCATCTACTACGGGATCGCGCCGCAGACTGCAGTAACGCCCTTCGTCACCATCCAGCTCTTTGACGGCGACGATACGCGGGTATTCGGGGCCAGGGCCACCATCCGAGAGCGATGGGTGGTCAAGGGATGGACTACGGGGAACTCTCACAAGGCAGCGAAGCAGCTTGCCGATAGATGTGACGCCCTGCTAGATGAATACGATCTCGTTGTCGGTGGGGGCACCGTAATGGCATGCCGGCGTATCGCACAACTTCCCGACCTGGTGGAGGATGACAACGGTGTCGTCTATCGTCAGGCGGGCAGCCGTTTCGAACTGGAGGTACGAGCAGCATGAGTAGTTATCGTGCGCTCGTCGGACTCGACTACCCGCCCGGGAAGCGAGCCGAACCGGGCGATGTTGTGACTGACCTCCCCGGTAAGAGCGCAAAGTGGCTTCTGAAGCAGGGCAAGATCGAGGAGATCGGCCAGGCTGCCAGCAAGTCATCAGACAAGAAGCCGAACGGAGGTAAGAAGTGAGCCCTACCTTCACACACGGCAAGAGCGCGGTGGTCTATCAGGATGACAACGATCTGACCGGCTACCTGCGGTCAATGTCGAGCAGCGCGGAGATTGACACCGCCGAGTCCACGACGTTCTCGGACGATGACAAGACCTATGTGGTCGGCATGCAGGATGCAACCATCAGCGCAGAGGGTCTGTTCGACTCCACGTTTGACGGCGAGATCAACAGCATCACCGGATCTGGCACGAAGAGCATCTGGTCCATCTACCCCAGCGGTGACACGGACGGCAGCGCAGGTCGCGGATATAACCTGGATGTGTCAAGCGCAGAGCGCACCGCAGATGTGGGCGATGTGGTCATGGTCAGCATCGAAGGCCAGAGCAGCACCGGGACCGAGGCGCTTATCTCGCATCACTCTCTGGCAGAGCGCAGCACCAGCGGTACCGCTACGGTTTATGACAACGGCGCTTCCAGCTCCAATGGCGGATACGCATATCTTCACGCGACAGCCGCAGCGGGGACTGTCGTCGTGAAGATTCAAGACTCAGCGGACAACATCACCTACTCTGACTACTTGACTGTGGGTACGATCACCGCTTCTGCCAAGTCTTTCCGCACGACTGCCACCGGCAGCGTGAATCAGTTCACTCGACTCACTTACGAAATCACCAGCGGCACTGCCACGTTCGTCTGTGGCTTCGGTCGCGGTTAGGAGAATCCCTTGCCCACTTTCTTCCATGGGAAGGACGCCGAGGTCTACATCACCGATTCCGGTGGGACTGAGCGCGACTTCACTTCATACGCTACTTCGGTCGGCATCCCGGTCGAGGTTGACACCGCCGAGGTTTCGACTCTCGGTGACGACGACAAGGTGTACGTGACTGGCCTGCGGGATCGCACGATCTCGATCGAGGGCAAGTGGGACGGCACCGTGGATGGCTACCTCTCCGGTCTGGCAGGCGGAACGCCCAGGGGCTGGAAGGTGTTTCCTGCTGGCTCGGCGTCGGGGCGCCCCTACTACTCGGGCAGCGCAATCCTCACTTCGTTCGAGGTTTCCGCAGACGTCGGTGACGCTGTCGGCTTCTCGGCTGAGTTCCAGAACAGCGGTGCAGTCACGCGAGGCACGGTCTGATGACTGACACGGGGGCGACAGGCGCGGCTCAGGGGCAGCCGCTGCCGACTATCTCAGCAGATGATCTGCTCAACAAGCAGACCCTGCGCGAAGAGTATGTGGATGTGCCCGAGTGGGGCGCTCGCGTGAAGGTTCGTGAGCTCTCTATGGGTATCTACCAGGGTGTGCAGGAGAAGGCGACCGACGCCCGGGGGAATCTGGACGAGATCAAGCTGCAGACCTATCTCGTGATCGCCGGCATTGTCGAGCCTGAGCTCAACGATGATGCGTATGAGTGGGTGCGCGGTCAGTCCATGCGAGCCGTGAATCGCGTTCTAGAGCGCGTCATGGCCCTAAGCGGTATCGGCATCGGCGCCTTGGAGGACGCCGAAGCCATGTTTCCACAAGAGACCTGAGACAACCTGGCGCTTCCGAATAGCGCGTGACCTCGGGATGACCGTGTCAGAGCTTGACAGGCGAATGACGCGAGCAGAGATGACCGAGTGGATCGCCTATTATCGTTACGAGATGAGAGAGCGCGAGAGGGCGGCTCGCGAGGCAGAACGACAGCGGAAGGGCTAGCGAGTGGCTACTGAGGTCGCATCGGCATATGTCGAGCTCGGCGCTCGCATTGGCAACCTCGAACGTGGTCTGAAGAAAGCCAACTCGCAGATCACCGCATTCTCCGGGGCGGCTGATCGCAATGTAGGCAGGACCGCAGCAGGATTCGGCAGGCTCGGCACGGTGATGAAAGCCGCTGCGGGGGCCTTCGTGGTTTCCAAGGCGGTACAGGGCATCAAGAGCGTCACCATGGCCGCATCTGATCTCAATGAGTCAGTGTCGAAGACCGGAGTGATCTTCGGCAAGTCGTCTTCGGCTATTGAGCGATTCGCCAATGACGCGGCAAAGAATCTGGGCCTTAGCAAGACCGCTGCTCTAGACGCTGCATCCACGTTCGCGATCTTCGGCAAGAGCGCAGGCATGAGCGGCAATCAGCTCGTCGGCTTCTCTACGAAGCTGGTCAGTCTCTCCGCTGATCTCGCATCGTTCTACAACACATCCCCAGAGGATGCGATTACTGCGATCGGCGCAGCTCTCCGAGGCGAGAGCGAGCCGATCCGTAGATACGGAGTGCTGCTGGATGATGCGACTCTGAAGCAGCAGGCGCTGGCGATGGGCATCATCAAGACGACGAAGGGCAGTCTTACTCCGCAGCAGAGAGTCCTCGCTGCTCAGGCTCAGATCCTTAAGCAAACGACAGACGCTCAGGGAGACTTCCAACGCACAGCGGGCGGCGCTGCCAATCAGACGCGCATCCTCGCCGCACAGGTTGATAACGCGAAGGCGCAGATAGGGAAGGGACTGCTGCCGGCGTTCACAGCCCTCATGCCGGTGCTGAATGAAGTGATCTCTTCGGCTGTTCCCGCGTTCACCGAGGCGGCTCAGGCATTCGGTCAGTTCGTAGCAGAGGCGCTGAAGAGCGAGCGCCTGCGAGGTCTGTTGTCAGATGTTGGAACGATCGCTCGCGCAGCGTTCGACACGCTCGGCAATGTGCTGCGATCCGTGATCCCGCTGCTATCGGTCTTCGGAGCCGCTGTAGCGGCCCTGGTGAAGGCGATCTCGTCGTTTGGGCCTCTGGCATCTGTTGCTACCGGGGCGATCGTTGCAATGCTTGCCGCAATGGCGGTGCAGAAGGTAATCGCCTTCGGATCTGCTCTGAAGCAGCTGGCGATGCTGCAGGGCGTTGTCAGCGGAATGAATGCAGTCCGTACTGCCACGAGCGGATTCACCGCATCGGCTCTCGGACTCGCGCCCGGGCTTACTGCAGCGCAGGCAGGAATCAGCAGGTTCGGTGTCGCATTCGCTGCGCTTCGTACAGCGATGATGTCAGGTGGTAATCCATGGGCGCTTGCCGCCGCTGGAGTCGGCATCCTCGTGGGGGTCATCGCGGGAGTTACGAGTGGCTTCTTCAACGGTGTCAGTCCCGCGCAGCAGTACGCAGATGCTCTGAGGGGGATCGAGTCTGCCGCTAATGACTCGCGCGATGCAATCGGCGGAATCCTCGGAGCGGTCGGTAGCCAGGCACAGGCCCAGCTTGCGACCAAGGATGCTGTGCGTGAGCGCATTAACGCTGAGAAGGAACTGAAGCGCCTCACCGCAGACGGAATCAGCAGCGGACCTGTGTATCAACAGGCGATTGACAGGGTTACCCGGGCGCGAGCCGCAGAGGTGCAGGCAATGGCATCAGAGCGGCAGGCGGGAGGTCAGCTCAAGTCATCGCTTGACGATCTGCGCGGCAACTATGCGAATGTCGTCGGCAAGCTGAAGGAAGCATCCAAGGCAGAGCTCACCAGGATCTCAACTCTTAAGCTCGCAGCGCAGGCGCAGGGACCGAACAGCAAGGCGGCGCAAGAGTATGAGAAGGCGGTTGACAAGCTCAATAAGCGGCTTGCCGATGACAAGGGACTGCAGGGGCTGCAGCGTGACGCTGATCTAGCAGCTCAGAAGTTGGAGGCGATGGGCAGGGCTGACCTGGCGAAGCCGCTGCGCGAGATCGCTAACGCCAAGCCTGCCGACATTCTCGGCAATGCGGCGAGGAAGGCGCGCGACTTCTCAAACGTCAAGCTCGGCAAGAATGTTGATCCGACTGTTGAGAAGTTCGACGATCTTCTCGCGAAGGTCGCAGAGCTCAATGGCAAGACCGTTGATGTGACCGTCAATGTCACAGAGAACAAGCGCACCGGGAAGTACGCGGGTGGATACGTAACAGGCTTCGCAGGCGGCGGCACGGTGCGCGGACCCGGCGGAAGGGATCGCGTGCCGGCGATGCTTACTGCCGGCGAGGTTGTGCTGAATCGCAGGCAGCAGGCACTCGTCAACGCTGGCATGGGTATTGACGATGCTCTGAGGCGCACCGGGGCGGCATTCGCCAAGGGCAAGGGTGCCAAGGGCGGCGCTGCCCTTCCGGCTGGATTCAAGAAGCCGAAGAGGAAGAAAGACGAGAAGCAGAAGGACTATGACAAGCGCGTAAGGGACGCCGCGAAGAAGTATCGCGAGACTCGTATGAAGCAGATGGAGCCTGCATTCTCACGAGCAGTAGATGCCTTCGTCTCGACAGGACTTGCGAAGTTTGACGCGGACACCAGCAGCATGCTCGCCGATGTAGAGAAGAACTTCGTAGGACTTGGTCAGATCGCTGGTGCGACCTTCCAGAGCATTGATAGCTCTCTCAGTAGTGATCTGAAGAACATCGAGAAGAACTTCCGCCACACCTTCACAGTAAACGGTCAGGTCATACAGGGCAGCTTCCGAGACTTTGAGAAGGCATCGCGCAAGGCTTTCCGAGAGTTCGACATTCAGCTACGCACAGCGCAGCAGGCTCTCAACGACACCTACGATGCGCTTACTCCCACAGAGCAGAAGCTGAAGGACATGCAGGACGCCGCAGATGCATCACGGCTCTCTCAGGGCGTTGAGGATGCTCAGTCGGCACTTGCTGATGCCAACGCGGAGCTCTCCGATGCGAGAAAGTGGGGCGATCCGAGCAGGATCGAGCAGGCGCAGCAGTCGCTTGTTGACGCTCGTACCCGCCTTGCAGAAGCAGAGCGCCAGGTGACGATCTCGGAGTTGCAGAAGACTGCACAGGCAGAGCGTGATCAGCGCGAGGCGGATCGTCAGACCGCTCAGGACGCTTTCAATGCGGATTGGGAAGAGCGCCGGTCAGCACTTCAGAACGCTCTGCAGGATGAGCAGACTCTGATGCAGGAAGAGCTGAACGCTCAGTTGGAGACTCGCAGGCAGGCGGCAGAGGCGCAGAAGGCGCTGCTACAGCAGCAGCTGAATGAAGCACTTGCGGCGAAGCAGGCGGAGCGCGCACAGATGCGCGTGGAAGAAGAGCAGAGCCTGCAGGACACAGGCAGGGCGTTCATGGCGAAGCGGAAGATGTTCATGGGCAATCACAACACGATCATTCGCGAGGTCAGTCGCTTCGCACGACGCCTGGAAGTCCGCAGCAAGGCAATCGGTCCTGCGCTTGCTGCAGGTCTGGAAGCAGCCGGGGGAGTCATCAAGTCCAAGGCGAGCGAACTTGCTGACATTATCGCCAAGTATCTGAAGACGAGCTCACCGACCGAGAAGGGTCCGATGAGCGACCTAGACAAGTGGTGGCAGGGACTTGCCCCAGCGCTTGTGGATGGGATTGACCAGAGCGCGATGGAGGCAGGCATGGCTCGCGCAGCATCGTTGCAGGGGTTCGCATCGCCTGGCGGCGGCGCTAGTGGAGCAGGCGGAACAGTCATCAACCTCACCATCACGGATCAGACATTCGCCGGCATGAGTCGCGAGCAGGCCGACCGGGTGGCGCGCCAGGTGCAGGCTGCGCTTGATCGCAGGGTGTCTTTCTCTATCTGATGGCTGTTCGATACCTCATCACAAGCAAGAGCGATGACTATGTAGAGCCAGTCACACCGCCCACCGAAGAAGAGCTCGTAGGACCGGCGACAGTAGATGCGCCGATCAATCCCAACTATGACGAGCCGGTGAATGCGGACTTTGTTGACACAGGCTCAATCGTCCCTAGCGCGTCGCTCGCAAGCGTTCCCACTGTTCAGTACGTGGTGAAGGTCGGATGGGAAGCAGTACCCGCGAATGCCTTCGTGCTGAATGAGAGCCAGCTTGACAGCGCCAATGAGCTGCAGGGCGCTTATACGGACTTCCTCAACATCTTTCAGTTCGGCATCTCTCAGTTCGGCGGAGTGGACCGCTTCGCAGACGCCTTCTCTGCTGCCTACTCGGAGATCAGTGACGACGTGAAGGCAATCCGTATCCGTCGCGGGCGGGATGACAACCTGGCCGACTTTGAGGCGGGGCAGGCGATCGTGGTTCTCAATGATCCAGATGCGCGCTACTCGCCTCTGAACAGCAGCTCTGATCTCTATCCGAATGTCGTCCCCGGGCGGCAGATCATCATCGAGGCGCTGCTGAACGGCGAGCGATACGGCATGTTCAGAGGATTCGTGAGATCCATTGAGCATGATCCAGAGGCGACCTCACGCACTACCACGCTGCAGTGTCAGGACATGCTGCTCTATCTATCTCGCTACAAGCCGGTTCTTGCAGCGCAGAGCACGCCGATTACGACCGGCGAAGCTATCGGCGTGATCCTTGACTCGCTCGGGTGGGATGACCCAAGCCTGCGCCAGCTCGGCTATGGAGACTTCCTGCCGGCGTTTGGACCGTTTGACGGGTCCACGTCTGCATTGGAGATCATCCGCAATCTCATGCTCTCCGAGCGCGGGGAGTTCTACCACGGGCGAGACGGAGTTGTGCGCTTCTTCTTCCGTCACGCACGCGCTATCCGTCAGTCGGGGTTCTCGCTCGATGGTGCAGTCGCCGGGGCGATCCCCGCAAGCGACCTGACAAACATTCGCAATCGCGCCATCGTCACCGTGACCGGCTCTGGCTCGCAGACGGCAGAGGACACGACCTCGATCACCAACTACGGCCCGAGCGAAATCACGCTAGAGACTCCTTACATCAACCAGCCTGCCACCGCGCTATCCCTCGCGCAGTGGCTTGTGTCGCAGG